GGATGAAATAGCCGCATCTATAAATCTATTATCTAATTTTATAAAAGGTCTCACACCTCCAAAATAATTAGATTGAATTTTATCAGTTTGTAAAAAACCTTCAGTAATTAAATCGCCGTTCTGATGAAATTTCCACATATAATCACCATCATAATAATATAAACTTCCATCACAATCGAAATTTAAACTTCTGTTGTAACCTGTACTATCTTTAAAAAGTGTGAAAAAGGATTCGCCTGGGGTGCCACCGGAACTGGGATTTATTAAAACCCTTGTCCCACTATTTGAAGGGTCTTCCATAAAAAAACTAGCTTTTAAATAAAGATTACTAAGCATATCAATAACCCCATCTATCGCATTTGTTTCAATTGTATTTGTTTTTAAAACTGAACCACAATTTATGTTTCCTGTTGATGTTATTTCACCTGTAGCTGATAACATTATTTTAATAGGTTGTAGCCCTGTAGCTATATAATATAAATTACCAACTGAATCAAAAACCCACGAATTACCATCATTTTCATCTGTTGTGTATATACTAACTATTTGATCTCCTGAACCTGCTGGTTCATTACTATTAAAAACAATTCTTCCGATATTTGCTGTTGTGTTGAAATTTACATTACTATTTGTTATTAGATTATTAAAAAACGTTTGATTCCGTATATGGTTTGATTGTTTGATAAATCGACGAACTGAGAAAATCCAGAACGTGGATTTATTACTCTGCTTTCTCCTAATTCATTAAATATAGTACGACTCATTATTATTATACTTTAGAAAATATTATTATCTATATTATTATATATACCCAATGAAAACTAAATTAGATAAATTGAAATCTTTAATTCATGATAAAGCGGTTGATATACAAAAACAACAAGAAGAGCTTCATAATGCATATAAGGATTTATCAAAAGAAGAGATGTTAAAACTATTATTAAAAAGAGATGAAGATATTAAAAATAAAGATATAATAATTGAAGAATTAGAATCAACAGGAACAAGAAAAAGAAATACAAAAGATATTGAAAAATATGATATATTAAATTTTCATAAATTTAATAGAACTGCAGACGGTAAAATTTTATCAACAACTCCAGAGCATTATGCATATAATCCGTTTGAGACTGCTTTTGAAAAAAATTTAAGAGAAAATAAAAATTTCTTTCGTAGCTATCAAAAAAGATTTATAGAAGACTGGAGTTTATCCGTTCAAGAATTAGTTATTTTATATTATGGCGTTGGTTCTGGTAAAACGATGATAGCCGTCAATTGTGCAGAACAATATCAAGAAATCACACAAGACGCCCACGTATATTTTTTAACACCAGCTTCTTTAGTGTTAGGAACTATTAAAGAGTGTTATGAAAGAGGTATTGACCCAACCAGAAAAAATTCTAAAGGCGATTTTATATATTATTTTATTAGTTATCAACAATTATTAATATCTAATTTTGATTTTAAAGATAATGCTTTATTAATTATAGATGAAGCACACAACTTAAGAAATATTAAAGCAGATGAAATTTCAGAAAAAGTTAGTGCTAGAAAATATAAAGCGACTGGAAATTATAGTTTAGTTGGAAATAAACTATCAACAAAATTAATTGAATCATCTTCTAAATTTCTAAGAACAATTTTTATGACAGGGACTTTATTTGTAAATGGTTCTCAAGACATTGAAGCACTTATGGCTATAGGATACAAAAAACAACCTATGCTTGATATTGATAAAGGAAAATATGAGATTATTATGAATAGTGAAAATGAATTTAAAATTTATTACGAAGGTTTAATATCATATTATAGAGTTCCTAAAGTTTCAACAATGCCGACTAAAAAATTTCATTTTATACCTTTATTAGATAAAAATTTACAATTTAAACCACCATATACAAATAAAAAAGGAAAAACTTTTAATGAACCATATTATTTAGCATCTAGAAATCAAGGAATAAAACAAAAAATAGATTGGATTTTAAATTTTTTATCAGAACAAGGAAATAAAAAAACATTAATTTATAGTCAATTTGTTGGAGGAGCATTAGAAGAACTATTAATTAGATTAAAAAACGCAGGTGTTAAATTTGGTTATATTTCTGGTAAAAATACACAAGGTCAAAAATTAGATTTAGTTAAAGATTATAATGAAAATAAAGTAAATGTTATGGTTTTTACTCTAGCTATTAAAGAAGGTATTTCATTTTCAGAGACTAATAATATTATCATGTTTCAACCTTATTGGAATTATGCAATTTCAGAACAAATTTTAGCAAGAGGAATACGTTTATTTTCTCACGCATTACGAAATAAAGCACTTATTAATTTATATTTTTTAGTAGCTATTCACGAAAATGCAGAAAAAGCGTCTAAAAAATGGTTTAAACGAGCAGACGAAATTATGAATAATGATATTAAAGAGTTAAAATTTCCTACAGAAAATAAAGATGGTATTATTACAAAAATTAAAGGAGAAGTTGATAATGATTATTCATCAGGAGATATACTTTTATATAATCGTATGTTTATTAAACAAGAAGAAATTAATGTATTTGAAGAAAAACTTTTAGCATTACCTAGATTTGAAGATGTAAATAATAATGAAAATTCTGAATGGGTTCATGATTATAAAACCGCATTATATGAAATGGAAAATAAAACAGGTAAAGCACCATCTATAAAAGAAACAATAGACCTAAAAAAGAAAATGTATAAGGATCATTATGATAAAAATATAGCTCAAGTATCTCAAAGGATTGTAAGATTTTCAGAAGATACACGATATAGGACAAATAGAAACCCTAATTTAGAAGAAAAAGCAAGTAATGAAAACTACGGAAATAAAACAAAGGAAATAAGGGATTTAATTGATAAAAAAGCAACAATAGACAAATTTTTAGAATTGTTTAATATATCTAAACAAGATATTACTTTATTTCAAGCGAATTTTACACCATCTAATGAAGTAGAAACAGTAATTAAAAATAGTGGTATTCAAAATGATACAAAAGAAACTATAAGGATTTTAGAACCTACAGCAGGTATAGGAAATTTTGTAGAGAATTTATTAAATTTAGATAACAAGTTTAATTTTTTAATAGATTGTAATGAATATAATAATGCATTTTATCAAATAGGTAAAACAATGTACGAAAAGATAGATAATATTAAATGGTATAATGGTGATTTTTGGATATTTAATAATAAATATTCATATGATTATATTTTAGGAAATCCTCCATTTAATTTAGCACATCAAGTTTTAGAAGCATATCAACCACGTACAAAAAAAGGAGAAGCACAAGCCGAAATAACATTTAAAAAAGTTGATAAAAGATTATATGACGTTCATTTTGTTAGTAAATCATATAATATGTTAAATGATGGCGGGATTTTATCAATGATTATATCTGATAGATTTTTAAGACAAGACGAAGGAGCATTTAATGTATTTAATATATATTTAGATGAATTAAGACAGAAAGATCCTTCAAGCGTTAAAATTATTAAAACGGGTAATTTTTCAGAAGATAAAGGTGTTTCAAAAGAGATGAAAACAAATTTTGGAATGGTTAATATTGTTATGAAGAAACTACCATTTATAAATATAGATTTAGATAATTATAAAAGAGTTGAAAAAATGATTAGTAAAAATCCAGTAATTAAACTAGTTGAAGAAGTTAAACCTGTTGAAGAAGTTAAACCAGTTGAAGAAGTTAAACCAATAAGACAAAATAGCCCAAGAAGAAGAGGTAGTGCAAAAATAAGAACACAAGAAGAAATTGATAAAGCACAAGAAAAAGCAAACAAAGAAGCGGAAGAATTAGAAAAAGACAGAAAAGAATATTTAGAAGCAAAAAAACAATTTACAAAAAAAAAACCTACAATTGAAATTGAAAAACCTAAAATTAGAATGAATTCGTTTTAAAATATAATCATTTAAAAAAAAAATATCTAGTTTAATATATATAATGTCTAAGAAATCTAAAATGAAAGTTGAAGATATCCTGCCTATTGTTGTTGAACCTGTCGTAATGATGGAAACCCCTAAAAAACCTCGTAAGAAGAAGGAAATGAAAGAAACTGAAGTTCAGTTAATTGTTCCTGAACCTGAACTAAATAGAAATTATGATAAAGTAGAATCTACACCAGAAAAAGAGACTAAATCTAAAAAGGTTAATCCTTGGATTAGTCATATTAAAGATTTTGCTTCTAAAAATGGACTTACATATAATAAAGCAATGCTTGACCCTCTTTTAAAAGCATCGTATGTAAAAACTAGTAAAGGAAAAGTAGATTTGTAAAATTAATAATCTAGTTTATATTACAGAATACTGTAATTTATATATATTACTAAGTTTAGCCTAGCTATGTCTGTCAGTTCAACTACTATTTTATAGTTTTATGAAACACGAAATTTTTTCATAAATGCTTGATGGTTTTCATCTAATGTCTTATAATCCCCCCAAAGTAAAAAACGGCTTAATGCCGACGCACTATACGCATTAGAAAAATCTTCATTTACAGCATGTCTTTTGATATAATTTTCTCTCTTGATTTTATCGCCATGGTCAATAAACGTCTGTCCGTTTGCACTCCCAAAATGGATGGTTCTTCCATTGTTAAATGTTGCCTGATACCGCTTATCTTTTCTAGTGGATGGCTTTATTATCATATATAATATAATTTAGATTTTATTATTTAATAAATTCTAATTTATACTGTCTCTATATTCTTGTGCCTTTGCTTTTGCATCATCGTATTTTTTTTTAATTCGTTCTTTATTATTTTGATAATATTGTTTGTATTTTGTTTTATTTTCTTCATAATAACTTTTATAATATGCTAATGCCTCAGGTGTTTTATAATATTCTTTATATTTTTCTTTATATTTTTCTAATTTATCTTTATTTGATAATGACCATAATTTATAATATCTATAAAGTTTTTCTTTGTTTTTCTGTTTATATTTAACTTGATAAAGCTTTTTATCTTCTATTGTTAAATACGAACGGTTTTTATTAAGTAATGGTTTTAAATCATCTAATATACGGTCTTCTTCTATTAGTAGTGCCCATTTATTAAAACAACTATAATTTTTATAAATACTACATGTGAAAGCATCCCAACCACCATTTTTTCTTATAATTTCATATAAATTTTGATTATATAATTTTGATTTTGGATTAGTACAATTAGATTTATGAACGTTGGTACGTGTTTTAAAATTCGTTGTGCTTCCAATATAAAGTAATTCAGGAATAGTTTTATGTTGAATCGTGTATATTACACTGTTTAAATAAGCTTCTTCTATAGGTGGCATTATATAACTTAACTTAGAAAAAACTAAAGGTTTTTTTTAAATAAAATAAAATAATGCGTTTTTTAAAATCTACTTTTGTGTTTTGTAAATTCGTAATAAGTAAGATGTTTATTAGGTAGTAATTTAAAAGGGACACTATCTAGATTTTCATCATCTGATAAAATATATATATCGTCTTTAATATCACAAATACATAATTCACATATATATAAATTAGTTAGATATCTACCAGTTTTAATATTTTTACTTTCTCTAGTATAATATGAGAAGGCTATTGTTGAGGGGCATTTTTTAAGGCATAAATTACAGATTTCAATCATTATAACCATAGATATAATAATAATTATTAGACTATTTAATATATCTTTTAATTCTTGGTTTGATTTGTTAAAAGTCTTAATTTTGTGCCCCTTTTTTCAATTGTTTTTAATTTTCTATATTTTTCCATTTCTGCTTCTACTTCTTTTAATTCTTGGTATAATTTATTAAAAGTTATTATTGATTCTTCAAAATCTTCTTTTAATTTTCTATATTTTTCCATTTCTGATTCTGGATTCATTATATATTAACTTAGATATTTATTTATTCATCATCGCTATCTATAAACTCAATAGTCCCTTCATGATAATTAATATCTGGTGCTTCTACTCGTGCTTTTAATAGTTTCAATGTGACGCCCCATATTGGATTAAGAAGCGTTGGAGGTTGAGCCCAAATTTTATCAATTTTAACTACTCCAGTAAATTTTGAATTATAACATAGAACACGAGAAAAATCATCTATATTTTTAATATCTTGAACTTGGTCGCCGTCTTTAAATAATTGTGTTTTAATTGATCCATCTTGATAATCAACATCTAATTTTAATTTAAAATAATCAAGTTTATCAGTATCTTCATTGTGTCTATGTATTGGAGAATATGTATATTTTTTATAATTTTCACCTAGAACATGTCGAGCAATTTCAGGAGATGATATATGAGAATCAATATCAATTAATATTTTAGATAGTTCTAAAATTTTAGGATCGGTTAGTGTATTTAAAGGTACTTTGATAACCATTCTTTTACTATCTTCTGTGATATATTGAGAAATTCTAGGAATTCCGTATGTCTCTAGGTGGATTTTAGGGAGTTGAATTATTAAGGGTAATGTTGAATCATAATGAACGAATGAAACCATTTGAAGTTTTGAGTATTTGTTTTTTTTAAGTTCTGTAGCAGAAATGAGAGAGGCATTGATATCGGAAAATTTGACAGTTTTTAAGCTAGACATTATAATATAAACTAGATATTTTTTTTAAAATGATTATTTTAATAAATATTTCCGCGCGTTTTTTCCATTTTTGGCGTGAATGGTAAAAGGGGGTGAATTTTAGGGGGTGGTTCTGTTTAGTGGATAAGCGACACACGGCAACTTTTTTTAATGAACATGTT